AACTCCAGGGTGATAACCTCCTTCTCCTCCTCGCTGATATCCGCCTCAAAGCCAACCTCGTTGTTATTGATCCTCTCCGCAAGCCTATACCCACACTGAGTTTGGAGATTAAAATAATTTTCTTCGTTAAATACCTTGCCCCCATTACCGAACCCCCGGATCTCACAATTATCCACTACTCCGCCACCAACACCATCCTCATCGGCGATGGACCGGTTCTTTGAAATCTTGTATTTTTGCCTCAGATGGTTAATGGCCTTCTGTATATCGGTAGTTTTGCTGATATCAAAGGAAATGGTCTCAATAATCACCCAGTCATCCCATGCAGCAATACGCGCCCGGTCTGATCCAAACCGGGCAACATCCGCTGTGAGGTACATCTTGCCTGATTTCTTTGCCAGATCATTGTTGAAGATTGAAAGGATCGTATCATAGGCACAAAGAGCATTGGGATTGTCATCGTATTCCCAATTACCCTTCAACAAGCGTTCTTTTTTGACCTTATCGGAAGTGGATTCAAGGGCTTTGATGTAGTCGCGTTCAATGAATGGATTCTCTTGTACCAAACATGGCAAATAGGTCATATACGACGGCAGGGTACTGTCTTTTGCAGGTTTAAAGAACGTGGTAAACATCCAGTTCTTTTTAGGGTTACAGGTGATGAATAGTTTACGTGTAATACCATAGAAGTCATTCATGTGCCTGCCAATACGGGTCTTTAGCGTGTCGTAAGCCCCAAAATTGACCTCCCCTCCCTCTTCAATCCATCCACCGGTGTATTCAGTAGACCCGTAACGTTCATACAACGGATCCGATGGCAGATAACGAAGATCCAGCATGTCAATCCGGGATCCGTTGGCAAATTCGATAAAGTGATCCTGCCCGTTGTACTTGAAATCAACATCGCGTTGAATTCCATATTTTGAACATACCTTGAAAAAGGTGATCAGGGTTGATTCCCTTAGGCGTTTCAAAGATTCGCGCCCGATAAACCATTTGGTACCCGGATAAGCAAGGCACATCATCGCTAACCAGGAACATCCGGTCCAGGACTTTGCCCCTCCAGCAGCGCCGCCATACAGAAATTCAACAATATCCGTGTTAGTGAGTATCTGAAGTGCTATCTCCTGCTTGAGATGTTTTTTCCCCTCCCTTTCAACGATGAAATCAAAATTCCCCCGTTTGAATAGCTCAATACGGGCAGCAAGCAAAGGGGTTATATGGCTAATCTGCTGTTGCATTGGCTTTTTCAAGTAGTGAGTGATAAACAAGCAATTCAGCATCAGTAAGTTTTGACAGGTCCATTGCGGGGATCAGGTCTTTTCCCCCTTTACCGGTTAGTTCCGTCTTAGCGGGGGCTTTTATACCAAAAATATCAGCCAATTCCTTGAGGCTGTCTATTTTGCTGTAAAATTTCACCTTTACCGACTCCCCGAACATTCCCATTTTAGTAGAGACCTCCTGAATGCAGGATTTTTCGTCATCTGTAAGCAGATCATATTCTGTCAACGTCATCCAGGTATCGCGAAGTTTACCAGAATTCAGGAAAGCGATCTTTTCATGCTCTTTTATGATTCTAAGTGCAGAAATACCGGCCGTTTCGGCCAAATTATCCTGCATCTCCTTGATTTTTTTTCGAATGTCTGGTTTAGTCAGGTTCTCACTTCCAATTGATTTTGCTGATTTTTCGCTGTAACCAGCACGGATAGCCGCCTTAGTTGCATTAAAATCAATACAATACTCATAGCAGAACCTTTCCTCTTTCGCGGTTAGTTCTCTGCTAATCTCAGGGGCCTTATCTTGTGATTCTTCCGGCATTTTGGAACTTTATTCACACAAAAATAATATAACTGTGCTCATTAAGAACATTTTTCAAATAAAAAAATTTCTAAGCTGCTTTTTTGTACTTATTTATGATCGCTTTGACTGCATTTAGTAAAGCATCCTGCCCTTCTGCTTTTCCTTCAAGGGCTAAAAATACTTTCTGGTCGATCGTGCTAACTGTGATCAGGTGGTATATTATAACCGGTTTTATTTGTCCCTGCCGGTCAAGTCGGGCATTAGCTTGCTGATACAATTCAAGGCTCCAGTTAAGTCCAAACCAAACAACAATGTTACCTCCTGCCTGAAGATTCAAGCCATGCCCTGCACTGGCGGGATGGGCTAACATCACCTGAATCTTACCGGTATTCCAGTCTGCAATATCTGATTTACCCTCGAGAACCCGTGGTTTGTACCCTTTAAGTCTCTTTTGGATGCGCTCCAGATCATGCTTGAAAGAATAGAAAATTAAAACCGACCGACCATTCGCAGCTTCAACAACTTCCTCCAAGGCTTCCAATTTCTCGTCATGAACTACGTGATACTTCTTTTCTGCATCATAGACCGCCCCGTTAGCAAATTGCCTGAGTTTGGTGGACAAAGCTGCTGCGTTGACCGCAGAAATGTCAGTATCAGACTCAAGGATTGAAAGAACCTGCTGTTTTTCAAATTCATCATAACGGTCCTGGATGGCCTTAGGCAACTTCACTTCGATAGTATGATTAACCCTTTCCGGCAGTGATAAATAATCCTTTGCCGTCATGCTTATGCAGATATCCCCAATTTTATCGTAAATGGCCCGCTCACTTTCTTCTTTCAGGTTGTAGTTAAAAACCACCTGACCATTTCGTTTACCCGGCGTAAAATACCTCTCCCGATATCCGGAAATTGTTTTTCCAAGTCGTGCACCCTGATCAAGGAGATACATTTGGGGCCACAGATCAATTAATCCGTTTGGGGCTGGTGTTCCTGTAAGACCTACCACTCTTTTTACCTTTGGCCTAATCATTCTAAGGGATTTAAAACGAATAGCTTTAGCTGATTTGAAAGATGAAAGTTCGTCGATCACGATCATATCAAACGGGAATGCAGATTGATAATAACCAACAAGCCACGCAACGTTTTCACGATTAATCACATAAATATCAGCCTTTGCTTTCAAAGCCTCTTTGCGTTCTCGCTCGGATCCCAAAACAACAGAAAGACGAAGATGTTTAAGATGATCCCATTTGGCACTCTCAGTAGTCCATGTATCCTCAGCAACCCGTTTAGGAGCAATAACCAAAACCTTATTCACCTCAATATAATCATTCATCAATCTGTCAACAGCTGTAAGGGTGGAAACTGTTTTTCCAAGGCCCATGCCAAGCAAAAGACCTGCTTCCGGGTTTTCAATTATATGCTCTGTGGCAAAATCCTGATACGGGTGGGGATTATATATCATTTCAGTAAATCATTTAAGAATTTGTCTAAACTTTCCTGTGAGTCGATCACCACTGCTTTGAAGCCGAAATCCGACAACATCTCAAGGGATTTTGTTTGCAGGGCCGTTGGCTTTTTACCTGTGGACTTTAACTCAACAAAGCTTGCCTGCCCTCCTTGCATCAGTACGATCCTATCGGGCATTCCTGTATGATAAATTGTCCCGAATTTTAGGGCTATACCTCCCAACTTTTTTACCCCTTCTCTTAACCTCTTCTCAAGTAATTTTTCATTCATGGTTTTTGAGTTTAGCAACGAAGTATACACGAAAACAGAATTATCTCTCGTACGCGTATATAGGCGCATTTTAGGCGGTATATACCTGCTTTTTCTCTCTAATTCTTATTTTATGATACATTACAATATTGGTGTATACTTTGTATACTTTTAGCGTTTTTCCTTTTGCTTATAGGGCTTTCAATGGTATACACAAACCTTAATTGGTGTATACCTCGTGTTTACTTCGTATACCCCTCTCATTTTTCTCGTGTATACCTTTTTGGGCTTCGTGTATACCTTTTTGGGCTTGGTGTATACCATTTTCCACCCTCCTGTATACCCTTTGACGCCCATAATTTTTAATAAAAACAGGTGCTTTACTCTCTTCCCACCCCTCGATCGACCGCATGATTGTATGAAGATCCTTGGTATTAAATTTGGTCATATCCGCCTTTTGCTTCCCAAACAGTTCACACCATATCTCAGCCACACATACCTTTTGGCGAAGTACTTTTCCAACCTCTCCAAGTTCTTCTCCGGCAATGAAATTACGGCGTTGGTAATAATCCAATTCTGCCCAATTCTCGGGCAATAAGGTATCAAGGAAGCCGGTAATAAGCCCTGTTCTGTCATCCGTCTCAGAGTGTTCGGTCTGCTTGGCATACGCCAATTGTTCCAATTCAGCACTTAGGTAAAGGGTTTCTCCCACCTTAAATAGCTTAACA